TATTGATTTAGATCACAGAAAATTGTCACTTATTGTATGGGACGTTACAAATTATAATTTTAAATCGTACACTCCTTTTAAAGAAGTTGAAGACATGGAAAGTGAACGCATCGAAGAACATATTAAATTAACAGGTAAAAAACCGATTGGCAACATCAATGATGAAGCCAATAAAAGAAATAGAACTTATGTCTCCAAGCAATTATTTGAAAAAGTATTCGACTGGGCATAAATATTATCTCAAGAGGACTTCTATGGCATTCAACCCTCTCTAAATATTCTGCATGTCATCAAACTTGCTACTTACACAAAGGAGACTAGAGATGGCAAAATCCTCAACAGCTGATTTAATTAAACACTTAGAAAACAACCTTCCTTACATAGGCCCGGTTAGTTACAAATATACTAGCACTAAAGAGTATCATGATGCTTTTCCCTGCGCCTATCGCCAGTGGCGAGCAGACAGTCATTGTAACTTAATCCACGGGTACAGCTTCTCAATGAAGTTCTACTTTGGTACCAACGACTTAGACGTTCGTAACTGGGCAGCCGACTATGGCGGTCTTAAAGAACTTAAAAAGATCTTAGAAGATCAGTTCGACCATACCTTGATCGTAGCAGCCGATGATCCGGAACTAGAAACATTCAAAATGCTACAAGAAAAGAAAATGGCCAAGATCGTAGTTCTACCACGCCTAGGCTGTGAAGGACTAGCAGATCAACTATATAAGTTTGTTAATGGTGTTTATATTCCCGATATGTGGGGCAATGCCGAAGCAAAGCGTTTATGGTGCTACCGTGTAGAAGTCCGTGAGACACAGGCTAACATGGCTTTCCGTGAAGGTCATCGTGAATGGAATGAAGATTTATTTGCATGAGTTCCGAATCGGACTTTAAAATGTTTAAGTGGGTACCCGATGGTACCTACGATTACAGTGAGTTTTTATGTCGCTACGTAATTGTAGACAATAATCCAAAAATTGTAATTAGTAAACATTGGATAGATAACGGCGGGCCCGACGATGTATCAAAGGAACTAACACAATCTTGGGGGTCATTTCCCGATATGCCACCTAAACCAAATAAGAAATGATAAAAAAGATTTGGCGTATATGGGCTAAGGCGTTAGGAGAAAAATCAGGCGTCACGGATTCTGAAGCAGACCGTGTTGCTTGTATTCGTACCTTAATTGTGCTATCATATATTATTACAAACTGCTTTATTGTAGCAGGTGTTATTCGACATTGGAACTAATATGATTAAATTAAATCCTAGCAAGTATGAAGAGGCTCTTGGCATTCTTCAAGAAGAATGTGCAGAAGTTATTGTAGAAGTTAGCAAAATACGAAGATTCGGAATCGATAGTGTTCATTACAAAACCGGACTTAAACATGCCGAAATGCTAGAAATGGAAATCGGTGATGTTTTGGCTATGGTAGACATTCTATTGGAACAACAAATTATCAGTTGGGAAAACTTAGAACTAGCCAAGCATGCCAAAAAAGAAAAACTTAAGAAATGGTCAACTTTGTATGCTAGCTGAAGATGTCAGATGGTTGCATGTAGAAGCCAGCAGCAAATGTAATGCATGGTGCCCGTCTTGTCCCAGAAATATTAGTGGACATGGATTACATCCAAATACCATAGAACAAGATTTAGATTTACTACTTTTAAAAAAAACGGTAGAATCTTTACCTAATTTATACGCTATACAGTTCTGCGGAAATCACGGTGACCCATGCGCTGCTAAGAAATTTTTAGACATGATTGATATAGTCAAATTTCATGTTAAAAAAATTCAAATACATACCAATGGCAGTATTAGAAACGTGGAATGGTGGAAAAAATTAGCACATAAATTAGCCGACGTCGAACACGATGTGTGGTTTGGTATAGACGGGTTAGCGGGTATACACGAATTATACAGGCAGGGAACTAACTGGGATAAGATTATCGAAAATGCTAAAACATTTATCGAAAATGGCGGGTATGCTACATGGCAATTTATACCATTTAAACATAACGAACATCAAATAAAAGATTGTTTAAAGTTAAGTCAAAAATTAAAATTTAAAAAATTTAAATTAGTAAAATCATTCAGACGAATAGAAGAAGCACAAGATTATGTTTCGGGTGAACCATATTTAAGACTGGAGCCTTCTTCAAAAGTCAATCAATCGATCATAAATCTTAGTAAGAAATCAGTGGTCAACAAAGAAAATTGTATGCATATGAGCCAACCTAGCGTGTATTTAGATGCTTCAGGATCATATAGTTATTGTTGCTATTATATGTCAAATTGGGCATCACACAAAATAAAATTTGACTCTTTGGAAAATATATTCTATAATAGTATAGATATTTCAAGCAGTCATTGTATTAACTCATGCGGATCATAATATGAAAATTAAAGTCAGTGAAATTTTTTATTCAGCACAGGGAGAAGGTAGATTTGTAGGAGTACCTAGTGTATTTTTGCGAACATTTGGGTGTAATTTTACCTGTTCGGGATTTGGTTGTGCTCCAGGAGTTAAAAGCACTGAAGCAGATGAAGTTGCAAAGAACGTACAGTTGTACAAAGATTTTAACAGTCTTCCCTTAGTTAATACTGGGTGTGATAGTTACGCAAGCTGGCACCCAGCTTTTAAAGAACTAAGTCCAACCGTTGACACTGGTCAATTAGTAGACAATATGTTAAAACTTACACCCAACAACAAATGGATACAAGATAATGGAAACGATGTACATCTTGTTATCACCGGAGGAGAACCATTGTTGGGTTGGCAGCGAGCCTATGAAGAATTATTAAGCAATACTAACATGTTAGATTTGCAAAATTTAACATTCGAAACAAACGGTACTCAAAAACTTCTGCCTTCATTTAGACAATACTTACTTAACTGGACATTAAATTCTAAATTAAATTCGGATGGTGATCGCAGAACTCCTAACAAGCTTACATTTAGTGTCAGTGCTAAATTAAGTGCCAGTGGTGAACGATGGGAAGATGCTATTTGTCCCGACATCGTGGCCAGTTATCAAGACATAGGTCACACATATCTTAAATTTGTTGTAGAAACCGAAGAACATTTTGCTGAAGTGGATAGGGCAGTAAAAGAATTTAGAGCTGGCGGATTTAAAGGTTCTGTATATGTAATGCCTCAAGGCGGTGTTGTTACTCCCTACGAAAAAAATCGTGTTAGAGTTGCTGATTGGGCCTGCAGTAAAGGATACTATTATAGTCCAAGACTACATGTCGATCTGTGGGGCAATGGGTGGGGCAAATGATGGGAACAGCGACCAGTGACGAGATGACCCAAGCATACGACCCGTTTGATGACCGTGCTCAATTTGAGTATAAGTACAGCATTATTCCGCGTCGTTGTCATACCACTAATCAATGGATTTGGGGGTTGTCAATGCGTGGCCGCCGTATAATCGGGGCCCCCGTCGGGGGCCCGGGCGACCCTGTGGTTGAAGATCGTTGGTATCATCGCGATGAAGCAATTATTAAGATGTTAAAAGGATAATATATGGGAATATTCGATAAACTGTTTAATAAAGGACAGCCTATTAAAGAAGAAACAAAGACACCTGTCGTTGAACCAGCACCTAAAGCACCCCGGGTTAAAAAAACTACACAACCTAAGAAAACACCCAAGCAAATTGCCACAGAAAAAGGCGAACCTTACGTTAGTATAATTAGCGTAGAATTGGATCCAGAAAATATTGGTAACGGTGCATTCGAATTAGATTGGAATGATTTTTTCGTGGCCAAGCTAGTTCGATCTGGTTATAAAGGCAAAGACGATTCTCAGATCGTGGATCAATGGTTTCAGGATGTTTGTCGTAATGTCGTTATGGAAACATTTGAACAGTATGAAGCCAATAATCCCAGACCAGTAACAGGTGTACGACGCAAGGATCTTGGAGACGGGCGCAGTGAAGTAAGCTAATTATCTTAAAGAAGTTGACAAATATTGAATAAACTGCTATTATTACTGTACTATGCGATATCTTATTGTTGACACAGCTAATACATTCTTTCGTGCAAGACACAGTGCCCATCGTCAAAGTGACACATGGGATAAACTAGGTTTTGCTATTCACGTAACTCTTGCCAGCGTAAACAAAGCATGGCGAGATCAAAAAGCAGACCATGTAGTGTTCTGCTTAGAAGGGCGCTCATGGCGAAAGGACTACTATGAGCCCTACAAGAAAAATCGCGCAGTCGCAAGAGCTGCACTCACAGAAAAAGAAGCAGAAGAAGACAAGTTGTTCTGGGAAGCTTTTGACGATCTTAAAACTTTCTTATCCGAACGCACCAATTGTACTGTTCTCCGGCACGAGCAATTGGAAGCAGATGACTTGGTGGCAGGCTGGATTCAAGCACACCCGCAGGATCACCATACCATCGTAAGCAGCGACACTGATTTTCATCAGTTACTGGCCGACAATGTCAATCAGTACAATGGCGTAGCAGATGAGTTGCATACGCTGCAAGGTATCTTTGACAAAAAAGGCAAGATGGTTATTGATAAAAAAACCAAAGAGCCTAAGGTTATTCCTAATCCCGAATGGATCTTATTTGAAAAATGTATGCGCGGTGACCCTACTGACAATGTGTTCAGTGCCTTTCCTGGTGTTCGTAAAACTAAACTAGAAGAAGCATACAACGATCGTGCCAACCGGGGGTTTGCGTGGAACAATCTCATGTTGCAATCTTGGACTGACCATAACGGAGTAGATCATAAAGTACTCGACGACTATAATAGGAATCGTGTTCTAGTAGATTTAGCTGCTCAGCCCGACGATATTAAAATTAAGATTGCTGAAACCATTGCTAATGGCAGTGTGCGATTAAATCGGCCAATGGTTGGGGCTCAGTTTCTAAAGTTTTGTGGCAAGTATGAACTTAATCGTTTAAGCGAAAATGCTACAGCAATCAGCGATGTGTTGAGTGCCAGCTATACAGAATGATTAATATACAAGAATTATTAGATCAAGAAGCCGACTTAGCCAATACAGGACAAGCAGACAGTGAAGAAAGAAAAAAGATTCATACACTAATAAGACTTGCAAGAAATGAAGAAGTTCGTCCTCATTGTTTCGGTGACGATGACTGTTCTACTAGAATTTTATCCATGTGCCCATGGCGAATAGATTGCGGAGAAAATCAAAATTATGAATAAAGAACTATTAAAGAACCTACAACTACAGGCGGGCGGTAGTCACTATCCCAGTATCAACCCAGACATTCAATTGATATTTGCTCGTTTAATTGTAAACGAATGTATCGAAGCTGTTCGCAAAACCGATACAACCCACGCTTACACTACGTTTGACAGATCATTAATAGATGCCACCATTGAAAGATCTATTAAGTCAATTAAAGAAAAATTTAATCACAATGGCATTTAAAAGTCACCAAAGCCCGTTTCGTACTTTGCGATCAAAAGATCCCAATTTTACGCTGACAGATGGACTACTAGTTACCCCAAGGGCTGGATTTGAAATCTCGTCCGGTTGCCCTTACAATTATCGCGAAATCATTCAGGAATGTGTTCGTCATGGTTGGCTCAAACCTGTGGCAAATGTGTATGATCACGAATTAACTTTTGACGTATTAAAGGGAGTAACACAATGAAACTTATCGATGTAATTGTTGCCGCAGAAGGTCGAGTCAGTGGCGGCAGTGAATACTGTTGGAACTGCTGGGGAGATGATGCAAGATTCATGGAATTTGCAGATATTAACGGACAGGAATTTTGTACTGTGGTATTTGACTGTAAGACCTATGATGTCTACGACATTCAAATTTTTGTACCGGGCTACGATCAATGTTTTATTTGGTGGAATCCTGAATTTAAAGAAGCACACCACAATGAATCAAAAGTTCGTAACATTGATCCTCTAAGGGCTTATGATAATGTATTTTTTACCGAAGTAGATGAAAAAACTATAACGGAATACATTAAAGACGTAACAGCTACTTACTACGATAGTTTTCTTACTCTGGAGACACAATGAGCTCATTTAGGAATTGGTTGACTAATCTTTATTTTGAAAATAAGGAAGAACGTTTCTATTGGGGGAACAAGACTCTTTCATTGGAAGAATACTTTAATCAGTACAAATGGTGGCTGCGACGAGAATATAGATTCCAACAAAGGAATAAAAAATGATTGAAACTTTTATTTTTATTCTTGTTTTGTTACAAATCAAACACTGGTACATAGATTTTGTAAATCAAAATGAAGAAGAAGTAAAACATAAAGGTATATATCTTGACTGGTTAGGTATCAAACACAGCCTTAAACATGGCATTGGAACTTTGGCTTGTTTATGGACCGTAACTGGATGGGCCAATATAGAGTTTGCATTTTTTATTGGCGTACTGGATTTTATTTTACATTATCACATCGACTGGATAAAGATGAACTATGGTAATCAAGATATTACTACTCCTCAGTTTTGGAATCATCTAGGACTAGATCAAATGGCACATCAGCTTTGCTATATCTTATTTGCAGGACTTACATTATTATGAATGAACTAATTGCTCGACCAGTTGTTAAAAACAAATATTGGATTGTTGAATCTGATGGAAATAAAGTGGGAACTATTCAAGCCGTAGAAAAAGGCGGATTTGTTTACGTTCACGAACAAGCCAGAGTGCAATATGCCAGTATTAAATTATTAAGTAAAGCACACAATGTAGTGTTCGACAGTACTACAAATAAAAAAGAAAAAGTTATACCAGAATTGCACGAAGTATACGGATACCCTGTGAGCAATAAGCCTTGGAATTCACTGTGGGATGTCAAACATCAATTTCCAATTTATACAAAAACTAATAAAAGTAAAAGTTATTACTGTGCTGGATATTACATCATTAAATTTAACAACGGCTGGGTCAAAAGTTATTGTCCAAAATTTATTACCTTAAATCGCTATGACTTTCAGGGGCCTTTTAAAACTAAACTAGAACTTCAAAATGCACTAAAGGCAACAAAATGAGCGAATTTAATTTAAGTTTACATTTGAAAAACTTTAACGACAAAGTTAAATTAATGAACCAAACTGGCGGCAAAAATCTTATGCTAACTGCTAATGAAGCAAGAAGTCTTCATTCTGATTTATTTGATTTATTAAATCATTGCTCCACCTTAAGCAAACAACTTACAACAGCGAAATCCGGAGATCCTGTAATTAGTATTGCAGTAGACGGCGGAGGATTTAAATAATCTGCGTACTTTAAGAGATAAATATTATTAGTTGATAAATCTATGAGCAGACCTAAACCAAATGTGCTAATCGAATATGTAAATAAATCTACCTACAAGAGTGAGCAAATTCTCAGTAGTGAGGGCATTTGGGCAGTATTTTATGACAATCAACCAATCAATTTGAAAAGCGGTAATATGCTGATCAATTATCCAGGTCCTAAATATAAAAAGACTTCGTTCTCAAACAAAGGACACGCCATTAATCTTTGCAAAAAACTAAACACATTATTCAAAACAGATTTGTTCTCTGTAGTATTAATGAAAAGTGGTAACAAAATCTACCCTTAAAAGGTTTTCACAGCCACAGTTAACTCAGATGTTTGCTGAAATGTCAAAGCAACATCCTAGTAAGTTAAGTTATATTATTTGGAATAATCCCAAGGATCCCAACAGTTTAAGATTAAGTCTTGCTGGATATAAATTTCTTTCCGCAGATCTCAAATTAAAATCTTATAAATTTGAATTCGATCGGCCATTGGCTAACAAACATTTACTTCAACTTGAAAGATTTTTTCAAGGAATGTATTATCTTATCGGTGGGAATAAAATAGTGGTATTTGACGAACAAGAAGCTGCCATGCTAAGTTTAATGGACGGCGATCTCAAGAAATACCTAGCTAATTTAGAAAATAATACTTAAGTATTACGAATTGTTGTAAAAATGCAACAAAAAATTTCGATTGCTCAAAATTCCCATTTTTTGCTATAATATTGATATTGTAGTTAACAAGGAGTTCAAGTTGAATCAATTAACCCAAATTCAGGAAGTTAATCAAGCTATTATGTTTGGCAATTTCACAGATGCAGAACTTACTAGCATCTTGAATGCTGTACAATTTGCCCGAGCTCAACTTCGAAAAGATAAAATCCGTTCTATTAAGTTAGGCGATACTGTGAAATTCACCTCTACTAAACGCGGTATGACTATTACAGGAACGGTTGACAAAATTGCAATTAAATTTGTAACAATTCGTAGTAATCAAGGGCTGTGGAAAGTGCCCGCTAATATGCTAGAAGTTGTGTAAAAACAACACCTTTTTTGGTTGTCCAAAAATCCCATTTTTGCTATAATATTGGTATAGTAAGTAAAAAGGAGTTAGCAATGAACTTTACCCAAGCCCTTGAAGTTGTGCAAGAAGTCCAGCGTAACTGGCAACTGCCCGGTCTACTTGAGACCATGGAATTCATGAGCGAAGCTAAAAATCGTGAAGAACTGACTGGCCAGGAACTCCGGGCTTATCGTGTGGTCTTTAACGAAATGGGTAAGCTGTTTGCCCCGGCCTAAACGGTTGTCCGAAATTCAGAATTTTGCTATAATATTGGTATTGTAAACAAAACGGAGTTCAAAATGGCATACATGAGTCAAGAGCATAAAGCAAAATTGGCGCCCACTATCAAAGCCATTTGCAAAAAGTACGGTGTCAAAGCCACTCTCTCTGTTCGTAGTCATAGCTCGTTGGTTCTGACTGTCAAGCAAGGCGACATTGACTTTGGTGGCGATTATATCCAAGTTAACCCGTATTGGTATCAAGAGCACTTTACTGGTCGGGCCAAAGAGTTTCTGTCCGAAGTAATTCCAGCTATGTACGGTCCTGACTATTTCGATGAGTCCGACGCTCAGACTGATTACTTTCATTGCAGCCACTACATCGACGTCAACATCGGTCGTTGGGATCAACCCTACGCTTTTGTAAAATAACAACAGACAATAATTCAGTTTTTAGGTATAATATATTTTTTAAACAACACAAAGGAGTTTTTTATGGCTAAGGAAACTATTACTGAAAGTCGCACCGTTACCAGCGAAGGTGCTCGTCGTGCAATTCTTAAATGCTTCAAGAAGAAGCGCCCAGCTTTTCTGTGGGGCCCTCCAGGTATCGGCAAGTCTGAAGTCATCGAGGGTATTGCTAAGGACCTTGGTGGTGCATTTATCGATTTGCGTTTGGCTCAGATGGAGCCCACTGACCTACGAGGCATTCCGTTCTTCAACAAAGAACTTGGTAAAATGGACTGGGCACCTCCCATCGATTTGCCCGATGCAGAGTTTGCTAGTCAGTATCCCATCGTCTGCCTGTTTTTGGACGAAATGAATAGTGCTGCTCCTAGTATTCAGGCTGCGGCTTATCAGCTGATTCTCAATCGTCGAATTGGCAAATATGTGCTGCCCGACAATGTCGTTATGGTTGCCGCAGGCAATCGCGAAAGCGACAAAGGTGTGACTTATCGCATGCCTGCTCCGTTGGCAAATCGTTTTATGCATTTTGAAATGCGAGTTGATCACAGCTCTTGGGAGACTTGGGCCGTCAATAACAAAATCCACAAAGATGTAGTTGGCTATATCGGCTTTGCCAAACAAGATCTTTTTGATTTTGATTCGCGTAGTTCTTCGCGTTCTTTTCCCACTCCGCGTAGCTGGACCTTTGTAAGCGAGATTCTCGAGGACGAAGATACCACCGATGCTGACCTGACTGATCTGGTTGCGGGTGCTGTAGGTGAAGGTGCCGCAGTTAAGTTTATGGCACACCGTAAGGTTGCTGGGCAACTGCCTAAGCCTTCGGACATTCTTAGCGGCAAGGTAACTGAGCTCAAAGTTAAAGAGATCAGTGCTATGTACTCGTTGACGATTGCTATGTGCTACGAGCTGCAAGATGCTGCCAAGAAAGAATCAGGCAAGCCCAGCGAAGCATGGCATAGCATGAGCGATTACTTTTTCAAGTTCATGATGGACAATTTTACCACTGAACTGACTGTGATGGGCGATCGTGTTGCACTGACTACCTACAACCTGCCGTTCGTACCTGGCAAGCTCAAGCACTTCGACGAGTTCCATAAGCGTTTTGGTAAGTACATCGTGGCAGCTAGCCAGAAATAAGTTTAGGGGCAAGGTTTCCAACTCCTTTGGCCTGTAAGTCCCCGATTTATTATGAAATTTAAGATTGAAAAATTAGATGGCAGACATAACGGTTATCTTTTCTTTACTCATCGAGCTGTAGTCTTAGGATTAACCGCAGATAGATTTATCGACTTTTTAACTGTCAGAGAGTGGTGCTGGAATACTTGGGGGCCTAGCTGTGAACGCGAAATTTATCTAAATCCTCATTATAATAAAGTTAGAAATAATCCTTGGGTTTGGCACTATAATGGTGATTATAGCGAGTGTTATATCTATCTGACAGGCTCTGTAGAATTGGAACTGTTTACTTTAAAATGGTTATAAAATTGTTTTTGACAATAAATCCAATTTCAAATATAATATACGAATAAACAAGGAGTACTA